CAAAGCTCGTGAACTTTTTCATGACATTGTGGTAGCTAAAAGTCGTGAAATTTACGAGAACCTAATGGCAGAAGAAGAGTTGGACGAGGAGAGCACTCATCGTCGTGACGATCGTGCAGAAAAAGCCGGCCGTGAAGTCACCAAGGACATTGAATACGATGAAGAACATCGTAAAATGAACGAGGAAGAAATTGAAGAAGCTGAAGAAATGGAAGAAGGTGCCATGGGCGGTGATGCTGCTGACGATTTGATTGATGAAGTGGAAACTGACGAACAACAATACATGAGCATGGAAGCCGAAGATGACATGAGCATGAAAGCCGAAGATGACATGGCCGATGATGACATGGAAGGCAGTGAGCCGGCTACCAAAGATGATATTATGAATCTCGACGCAAAATTAGACGAACTCATGGCAGAATTTGAAGCCGCCATGGGCGATGATGACATGGGCGACGGTGATGATTTTGGTGCCGATGAAGGCGGTGATGCCATTGAAGTAGACGATACTGAAGAAATGATACCTATGGCCGAAGCTGTAAGTTTGAAAGCTGCTCCAAAACCAGTGACTTCTGAAGAAGGTAGTGTAAACAAAAAGTCTAACGTTGCTGCCAATGCCGGCGCAAAAGGTCCAGTGGGAAGCACAGTAAAACCAGTTCATGCCACTGGTACAGAAGCCAAAGGACGTCCGGCGCCAACAACCAAGCCCTTGATCAGTGATTTTCAAAACAAGGCCGGCACCAGTATGAAAAGTCAAAGCCCAGCTACCAAGCCGCATCTAGCACAGGCCACTGGTGTAAACACCACGAGCCCACTGCCAAGCGGACGCTAAGGCACAACTAAATGTCACGTTATCTTAGAGAAGATCTTACTTTTACGCAGGCTAACATCAGAGTTTTAGAAGAATCTGATGTTAGCGGCGGAAAACATCTTTACCTTGAAGGCATTTGTATTGAAGGCGATAAACGCAATGCCAATGATCGCATTTATCCCCGACAAGAAATACACAAGGCAGTAGAAACTATCAATGAGCAGATTCGCAACGGAAATTCCGTACTAGGTGAAGTGGACCATCCCGACGATCTCAAAATCAATTTGGATCGTGTGTGTCATTCTGTAGAAAAAATGTGGATGGACGGACATGCTGGTTGTGGCAAGCTCAAGATTCTTCCTACGCCTATGGGTAATTTAATAAAAACGCTGATTCAATCAGGAGTGAAGTTGGGAGTCAGCAGTCGAGGATCAGGTAACGTTGATGACAGAACAGGACATGTAAGTGACTTTGAAATAGTCACTATAGATGTGGTTGCTCAACCCAGTGCACCCAATGCATATCCACGTGCTATCTATGAAGGGCTCATGAACACGCGTCATGGTCATAAACTTATGGAAATGGCACGCGAGAGTGGGGAGAGTGACAAAGTGCAGAGATATTTGAGTCGGGAAATCAAACGCCTGATCAAAGATCTCAAAATCTAAGGAGAACCGGGCATGTTTGATGCTATTAAACCATTGCTCGAAAGCGGACTGATCAACGAGGAAGTCAGCAAAGAACTCAACGAAGCTTGGGAAGCCAAGCTGTCAGAGGCTCGCGAATCAGTGCGTGCCGAACTTCGTGAGGAGTTTGCACAACGCTACGAGCATGACAAATCAGTCATGGTTGAAGCCCTAGATAAGATGGTAACAGAAGGTCTGCAGACAGAAATGGCACAGATTGCTGCTGAAAAGCAACAGTTGGTCGAAGATCGTGTGCGTTTCCAAGCCAAGATGAAAGAATCGGCTACCAAGTTCAACAACTTTATGGTAACCAAATTGGCTGAAGAAATTGGCGAACTACGCCGAGACCGTCAGGCGCACAGTCAAGGACTATCAAAGCTGGAAGGCTTTGTGGTCAGTGCACTGGCCAAAGAAATCACTGAGTTCAGCAAGGACAAACGTGACGTGGTGGAAACCAAGGTACGTTTGATTCGTGAAGCTCGGGATCAATTGGAATCGCTCAAAGCTCGTTTTGTGGCAGAATCAAGCCATAAGATGAGCCAAGCTGTTAGCCGTCATTTGAAGGCCGAACTAACACAGCTTCAAGAAGACATCCGTATTGCTCGAGAGAACAATTTTGGACGTAGAATTTTTGAAGCCTATGCAGCAGAATTTGGTGCTACTCATCTCAATGAAAAAGCCGAAGTTCGTAAACTGCATCAGTTGATTGCTCACAAAGACAGTCGTCTGGCTGAAGCAATTCAACTCAGCGAGAAAGCCAAAGTTCTCGTTGAAAGAAAAGACCGCGAACTGCGTATGATTCGTGAATCCAACGAGCGCCAAAGCACAATGGATGAATTGCTGCGTCCTCTAAATCGGGACAAGCAAGAAATCATGCGTAATTTGCTGGAAAGCGTTCAAACAAATCGTTTGAAGTCAGCTTTTGAAAAGTATCTACCAGCAGTGCTGGAAGATCGTTCTGCTAAAAACCGCAAAGTGATAGCAGAATCGGTCACCGAAGTTACTGGTGATAAGACAGTTCCAAACCAAACAGCAGCTAGTGAAGACATTCGCAGCAATGTGATTGATCTCAAGCGTCTGGCAGGACTGTGATTTTAAGACATACAGGAGACTTAGATGTCACAAGAACTACTTGAAAGTCGCTGGGGCGAGACCAAAGAAGCTCTGCTCGAAGGTTTGAACGGCACCAAGCGCAATTCCATGAGTGTGATCCTAGAAAACACTCGTAAGTACCTCAAAGAGAATGCCAGCAGCGGTAGCACAGCATCTGGCAACATTGCCACACTGAACCGTGTGATTCTGCCAGTGATTCGTCGTGTTATGCCCACAGTTATTGCCAACGAGTTGGTAGGTGTGCAGCCCATGACTGGCCCAGTGGGTCAAATTCACACTCTGCGTGTGCGATATGCTCAGAGCCTGACAGACAGCAGCCTTGCTGCCACATCGGTCACAGCTGGTCAAGAAGCTCTAAGCCCATTCACAATTGCCACAGCATATTCTACCGTGCCACAAGGCACTAGCACTGCCACAGCTTACACTGGTGGCAACACAGCTACCATGGAAGGCAACGGCGGTAAGCAAATTTCTGTACAGATCCTCAAGCAAGCTGTTGAAGCAAAAACACGCAAGCTCCAGGCTCGTTGGACATTTGAAGCTGCTCAAGACGCACAGGCCATGCATGGCATTGACGTTGAGGCCGAAATCATGGCTGCTCTGGCACAAGAGATCACGGCTGAGATTGACCAGGAGATTCTTCTGAGCCTTCGCAGTTTGGCTGCAACTGAGTTTACCTATAACCAAGCTACTGTATCGGGTACAGCCACATTCGTTGGCGACGAACACGCTGCTCTGGCAGTGTTGATCAATCGTGTTGCTAACCTGATTGCTCAGCGCACACGTCGCGGTGCTGGTAACTATGCTGTTGTGAGTTCTGCTGCACTGACCGTGCTGCAGTCAGCCACAACCTCGGCCTTTGCTCGTACCACAGAAGGTACCTTTGAAGCTCCTACCAACACCAAGTTTGTGGGAACACTGAACGGCTCTATGCGTGTGTTTGTTGACAGCTATGCTGCTGACACCACTCCTGTGCTGGTTGGTTACAAAGGTAGCTCAGAAGCTGATGCACCTGCGTTCTACTGCCCATACATCCCATTGATGTCAAGCGGTGTTGTGCTTGATCCCACAACATTCGAACCAGTCGTGAGCTTTATGACGAGATATGGCTACATAGAACTCACGAACACTGCTTCGTCGTTCGGTAACGCTGGAGATTATGTCGGCGAAATCGCGGTGAGCAATTTGTCATTCTCCTAAACCGAGAAGTTGTTCGACAAAAAACAAGAAACCCACTTCGGTGGGTTTTTTGTTGATCTTTTATCCTAAAAATGTTATGTTAGACAGATGATATTGCCATATGGCGTGAGTGGGATTCTGACCCTGATGAATACAGTCGAATTCAAAAGCTTGCTGACTTTGTGGTACAATGGTTTCACAGCGGTAGAATTTTAGATCAATATCATGCCAGGCATGATAGAATAGAACGCAACAAAAGTTGGATACACAGTGAAAAATTTAGATTAGTGGTGTTCAAACACATGCCTAACCTTGATCCATTTATCACTATAAATACAGTTTTGAAGGAAAACGTGTGCCAACCATCATAGGTGCCGGCGTTCAAATCGGACCAGGAATCACTGGCGGATCCGGCGGCGGTGAGAATTATTTGGGGACTTGCTCGATCATTCCCTAGCAATGCAGCATAAGGACAAAATATGCCTTTGGTAATTGGACCAGGAATTGTAGTCAGGGGCGGTATTACTGTCTCAAGCGAACCTACGTACACTTTCACAGCACCGGCTACTTCAACTGTAGTCGAAGGTAACACCATTACCTACAGTATTACTACAACAGACGTTGGGTCTGCTACCTTGTATTTTACCATTGAAGCAGTGTCTGGCACTGTGAACAACGCTGACTTTAGTAGTCCGGTAAATGCAGTCAGTGCCGGCGGCGCAGTAAGTATCACTAACAACGCCGGTACATTTACTTTGACACTGGCTGATGACCTCACAAGTGAAACAGAATCTTTTCTAGTGCGTTTGCGTACTGGTTCTACTTCGGGTCCAATTGTGGCAACCAGCAACACAATCACCACAGCTGATATTACATATGCGTTTTCCGCTCCAGCTACAGCCACTGTGAACGAAGGAAGCACAATCAATTACACAGTGTCTACCACAAACTTTGGTTCTGGCACGCTGTATTTTACCATCGAAGGTGTGTCTGGCACAATCAATAACGCAGACTTTAGCAGTCCTGCCAATGCTGTATCAGCCGGTGGAGAAGTTACAATTACTTCGAACTCTGGTTCGTTTAGTTTGACAATTTCCAACGACGTAACCACAGAAGGTACAGAATCATACAGGGTAAATTTGCGCAAAACTTCTACATCGGGCACTATTGTAGCTACCAGTAACACCACCACTATATCAGATTCTTCTAAGCCCTTTGACGGGGGCTCATGGCGGACCACTAGTAATATTTTTGACGAACCAGGCCAGACTGTGGTACAAACTCAAAATGCAGTCATAGTGGGAGGCACTTTTTTTTACCGCAGATCTACAGTGGCTCCAACAACACTTACTCCGATTGGAACATGGTCTAAGGTTGCTAACGGTGGTGGACAAACTGCCTTCTCGGCACAAGGAGACAGTGTGACTTTGCTGCAGGACGGTGGCAATTTAAAAAGGAGCACCGATGGCGGCGCGACTTTCACTACTGTCGCATCCCCCCCGGCGTTTCAAATAATACAGCTAGCTTGGAGCGGATCAATATTTTGCGCCGGTGGCTCTAATGGTAACATTGCCACCAGTTCCGACGGCATCACATGGACTCTTCGTACCGGACTCAAGTCTACTACATTTGGCACACAGACTGTACTTTGCCTGGCTTTTGGTGGAGGCCAATTTCTTGCGATTGGCAATTCTTCAGCAGGTTGCGCCACCAGCCCCGACGGCATAACTTGGACTTATCGCGCTGGATTGAGCACAAGTGGTTTTGGAAATTCGCCTGGTAGCAGATATGCTTTGGGTTACAGCACAGGATTGGGATTGTGGGCAGTTGGTTCCGGAACCAATCCGGGTGGAGTGGCTTACAGCTCAGACGGAATTACCTGGGGTTATGGTACAGGTTTGGCCACTGCCTGGGGTCTGTCTAGAACAGCACTAACCATGGTAGGAACTTCAAGCCATCTATTAGCCTTTGGGGATCAAGGATTTCTTGCACGAAGTACAAATGGATCAACTTGGACTAATCTTATGGGTATAAGAAACTCATCAAGTGGTACCTTTGTGTCTGGAGGTCAGGCCATTTTCACTGGCAGCGCAACTTTATACGCCGGTAATTATGGTGGCAGCAGCGGTGGACTTCTGGTTAGTCCATAAATTTGTTGTGTTATTGAACCAACTTGGCTAGACTTTGGATTAGACCCAAGGCCACGTTATACTTTGAACCAGTTGAGATACTGACTCACTCGAGCAGTCACTGAATCCCAATCATCTTGAACAGGCTGTCTAAAGATTCTCATGGTAGAATACCAAGGCGAGTCTTCTCGCACAGTCAACCAACGCCAGCATGCTGCAAACCAATTAAGCATGAGCCAGGTAGGTCGTCCCAAAGCGCCGCTAAGATGCGCAACCGCTGTGTCCACAGTGATTACAACATCGCAATGACTGATCAGTGCTGCAGAGTCAGCAAAATTGCCTACTTGATTGGGAAACAGTTTGACACCTAGTTGTGCCAAAGCTTTTTGTTGGTCGATATCTGCGTCGGCTTGTAGATTGATCCATTCATGGCGAGGATTTTTTTCTATCAGCGCCAACATTTTTTCAAATGGCAGGCCTTTGTGTTCGTTGAGCCAGTTGTCGCGGCGACCGCTCCAGGCAAACCCAACACGCATGCGAGTTTTTGGACCCAAGCAATCCTGCCACTTTCGAAACAGCTCGGGTTCGGGATTTAGATAATTTATGGTAGACGGAATATTGTTCAAGGTTATACCCAGCACACCAGGTAAACTCATCAGTGGCGACCAGAAGTCAAATGGTTCTGGCGTATCTCCATGCCCAATCACTTTATGGATTATGGAGTTTTGTGAAAACATTGGAACGAGCCCGTCAGTGGTTGAAAAGATTATTCGCGCTCCGGCTACATGCAAGTTGTAGAGATATCGCACAAATTGAATATTGTCTCCGTGGCCCTGCTCGCCAATTACAAAAATGGTCTTGTCTCGAAGATCTTGACCAATCCATCTTGGTGCATTATATTGTGGCAG